GCCAGAACCACTAGTTGATACTGTTAAATTAGCTTCAGAACCTTGTATCTTGTGACTGTTTCTATTTACAGTCAAATTATTAGTTGCAAAAGTTCCTTCTGCATCAATAAACTTTATTTGATCACCGATAGCTGCAGAGCTTGGTAAAGTAATTGCTACTGCTCCAGCAGATGTATCAACAAAAATATTATCGCCTGCCGATGCAGTATAATCAGATGTTTTCTTAATCCATGCCTCACCTAAACCAGCGAGAGTAAATATGTCATACCAGTTAGTTCCATCAGTAGAAACTAATCTGTATTTACCATTTGTAATTGTAACTGTGTTTCCAGAGGCGCCTAATCTTGCAGTTACATCTGCACCCCCTGCAATATTGTTATAAAGTCCGTAAGTTTTTTGTGTAGCTGGAAACTGTACAATGTGAGTAGTAGAAATAGTTCCAGAAAAAATTATTTGGTTTTGTCTTGCTTCGTTGTTAGCTTGAGATTGTGGACCATCTGCATTTGTTAAAGTTGTTGGTCCTGTTCCAGAAAGAGTTTTTGCATATACGCCAGCAATAGCAAATTCGAATACTTGAGAAAAGTTATTGTTTGTAATAGTACCCCAAGTTCCTGAATTTTCTCCAGTCGTTTGTAGCT